CTTTTGTAGATTTCATCCACCCTTCAGCTTGAGAACTTGCCTTACATAAAAGTCTAAAAGTATCGCCATCTCCATAAACTTTTAAATCTTCTATATTAGATCTTGCTCCTTTTACCTCTGAAATATCTAATGATTTCTCCATTATTATCACCTCCTTTCTTTTATATTTATCTCCCATATCCTCACTCCTTAGTTAAAATGATTTCTTGTCCATCAACATAATGCTTACCACAATCAGGGCAGGTAACCCCACCTTTTCCTTCTTGAGTGATAAACGCTTCACAATTTCTAAACTCTCCTGGTCCTGCAAACTTAAATCCACATTTACATTCTTTCATATCCTCACTCCTCCTTAATCAGCTACGTTTTTATGATTCTCTGTGTAATAATCATATTCCTGTTGTTTATCTATTTCCCAAATTCCAGGACTTAACGTAATGTTGTCATGGCGTTCTTTAACGACACATCTAACATCTGTTTCTACATCATTTTTTAGATACAGAACTCCATCTTGCTCGTAAAATTCCACTCCATCTTTAATGTCTATAACATGATGATTGCCTGAAACTTCTGACTCAGCTATAATATGATACTGACCTTTTATCGTAACTTTTTTTGCTGATTTTGGAATACTATTTACTTTTCTTAAGGAAACTTCGCCGTGTAGTACCATTTTCACCTCCTATTTAATGTTGGTTAATGTATCATTCTTGCCTTTTAGTCTATACTGAATCGCTTTTGGTAAAGTATCACTTTGAGGACTTACTGCTTCAACGTGGAAAACTCCATCAACGCTGAGATTTTTCATACGCAAATGATAGGCGTGGTCCAAGTTAAATAAGCTCCCCAAATCCCATAACTCATATTCTGATTTTTTCCACCATTCTTGATTGTGATTTTTCCAATCGTCTATTTTATTTCCTAGTGTAAGTAATCTATCCACACCATACTTGCGTACAAACTCTGTTTTAACGTCTGCGTTCTGTTCTTTCTTAAAAAATTCAATATCTAATAGCTCCGACGATGTTTCGGCTAGATATTTTGGAACAGCTATTCCGTTAAGCATATGCAGCCCATACCCATCGGAATATTCTAAAGCCATTCCTCCGTCTTTATGTAATTGCCCCCTTTCATTTAATTCTAGTTTATTTGGTTTTTCACATACAAACACTATGTTCTTGAATGTATAGCACCACCCACAAGAACAAGCTAAGTCATACCAGATATCAAATATCTTGAAGTTTTCATCGTATGGCAATAATCCATACTTTTCAAAATATTTGTGATAAGCTATCCAGTTGATATCGTGCTGACACCACGAATATGTTTCAATGTTTTCTAATTTGGTATTATTGATGTTATCCCTGATGTTAGCCCCGATGTTCTCCCCGATGTTATCCCAGATGTTATCCCAGATGTTATCCCTGATGTTATCCCCGATGTTAGCCCCGATGTTCTCCCCGATGTTCTCCCCGATGTTAGCCCTGATGTTAGCCCTGATGTTATCCCTGATGTTAGCCCCGATGTTCTCCCAGATGTTATCCCCGATGTTCTCCCAGATGTTATCCCCGATGTTATCCCCGATGTTATCCCTGATGTTAGCCCCGATGTTAGCCCTGATGTTAGCCCTGATGTTCTCCCTGATGTTCTCCCCGATGTTAGCCCTGATGTTAGCCCCGATGTTAGCCCTGATGTTAGCCCCGATGTTAGCCCTGATGTTCTCCCAGATGTTAACCCAGATGTTCTCCCTGATGTTATCCCCGATGTTCTCCCCTTTATCTACAACTTTAAATGCTTTAACAATCTCTGGAAAAATATTAATTATAATTTGAGCCTGTAAAGGACTTTGACAATACCAAAATTTAGGCTTATCTTTTTTTAATATCTTATAGAATTTATTCCAAGACTCTTCCGTAACTTTTTTATTGATAGGTGATGTGTCTCTCCCAATCTTTAAACAATGTTCTCGCCATTCGGCGATACCGTATTCTTGTTTCTTAGTTAATTTATCTTTCATATCCTCACTCCTTAGTTAGTTCTTTTTAACATTTTATTATCTATAAACACTTGAGCAAGTCCTTGAGCAACCCATTCTACAGTTTCTTCGTCCAGCTTCATATTCATTTGATGTATAATCTCATGTAAAAAAGTTGTGAACTTTTGCCGTTATCTCTCTTATCTTATCTTTCATATCCTCACCCTGATAATATCCCACTTAGACCTCCCCGTTAATCTTATTAGCAATATATTTATACTTAAACTTCTGCTCATCTGTAAGTTCTTCATAAGGCTTTTTATTAGGACAACTTCCTTCCTCGAGTCCTCCAATCGCTTCGAGATACCACTTGCGTAATTGTTCTGGTGTTATCATCTTTTTCCTTTCGCGTAATAAGGTCTCAAGTATTTTTCCACGCATTATTTTGCTCTTTCGATCTTTTTCTTCTTTTCTTCCTAAAATCACTCTCTCTAATCTGCTCTTGCGTTTCTTCATCGTCAAACCTTTCGTGGCCAGATTTTAGGTCCTTATCCTCATTCTTTACGGTATACATATGGAAACCTATACATTTCTTGCATTCAGTAGTATTAAGAAAGACACAGTTCCCTCTAAAACAAATGCCTGGGTTGCTGAAACAATACCTCGATTTGTTACCCATCTTCTTATCCTTTCTTAGATAGTATTGAGTTGATCATCTTTTCATCATGCTTAACATCTTGCAATTAACAGGGTTCAGGCATTTACTAATACAAGGCATTCCAGCGCAAGGATCCATAGCATAGATACCCAAGGCCTTTCGGATCACCTTACCTTTCTCATTCAATTCATTCTCAATAAAGAGCAAATGTGTATAATCTTTACCTTGAGCCTTATATTCTTCCATCTTATCAAAATTCTTAGAGTATTTAGCAATATGCTCTTTTAACTTAGTCGTGTATTCCATCAAGCTCTCCTTTCATAAACTCCAACTATTGTTCCTACAAATAATTCTACAATATACCTAACTTGAGAATTATATTCAGCTCTACTCAATTTAGACTTTAACATGCCTGTATAGCGAGAAAATGACTCTGACCTTCTCACTCCTTTGGGTGTCGTGCTCCAATCGTTGTAATGTTTCTTTAAGATATCGTCGATTGCTCGCGTTTTCGCCCTTAATCCCCCTCTTACGATCCGCATACTCTTTCATCTCCTCTCCGTTTAACCAGTTAGGATTGTCTTTATTGAAGAAATCTCTCTCTTTTTCTGTTGAAAGCTGTTGGTATTTGATCATAATTCCCGGCAATCTCTCACCAAAAACCTTTGGTTTGTAAAGATTGATCCAATCATCTGCCGTATGTTCAGCAAGCTTAAGAGCTAACTCATCTCCGTCATAGGTTTTGAGCAACTCAACACACTTTCTACCAACAGCACATCTAGGTGGAGGAAGTTGAACCATTCATGATCCTTTCTATATGCTTATCCACATTCTTTGTTTTAGATCTAATTTGTTGAACTTCTCCCTCGTTTGTAATAGGATCTTCAACCCAATCTTCCCAGTTATTAAACCAAGTAGAAGCATTCTGAACAAAATTCTTCTTAACTCGATCAGACCTTTTGTAGTTTTCCAGCGCGGACTTAATCCTTTCAAAATCTTGTTCTGTTTGTATTGATGAGTAGAAAGACTTCTCTGCTCTCTTTCTTCCAATCTTGTTAGGATATGATGTCCAGATTGTGTCGAAATGCACACCCCCTATATAAACAGCTTTATGTTTACCTTTATGTTTATGTATATCTTTATCACTCTTGCCCCACTCTTGGTCAAGGGTTAACCCATTTTCTATAAGTCTTTGTCTCACAGCCCTATGGAAGTTTATTGAACTGTTCAATTCACCACAATGGAAACGTACATAATCATGTACATACCACTTAGAACCACTGTTTAATACAGTCATCTGTTTACCCAATAATTCTAGTGATTTGTCATAAGTTAGTGTAGTACCAATGAAATACGAAGCAGTATCGAAATCTACATACCAAATACCAGCTATGTCGCATTTGTCCAATATGTACAACCATAGAGCTTTGTACTCTGGAGGCAACTTTCTGAACCAGGGTCTTTCCCATTTCTCAGTATCAGTATGCCTTTTAGACATTCTTACTTACCTTTCTTCTTTGTTTCTTTAGGTTGTTCTTCTTCTTCTACCCATCCAGGAGTATCGTCTGTTGGAGTAACTTCAAGCATCTCTTGGTCACGATCATTGTTATAGCCTTTGATCTCGTTAACCATTGTTCCACTATCTAAGGTCTTTTCATCTACTAACCAAAAGGTTGTTCTGCCTAAAGAGGCTTGACATAGCTGATTAAAAAAATCAGAGTCCGTATCAATACCTTCTTTGAAGTCAAGTCCACAAGCACCTAATAGATTAGCTACTCTCCATACAGAAGAATCAACCATAATAGTTCTATCCCATAAAAACTTTCCTTTAAAGTCTTCTGGTTCAATAATTTCAGCTTTCCATTTAATTTGAGGTGTTCCCTTAACACTTGAATGACCATGCTCATAATTAACAACACGGACTTTATATGTTCCTGCTGGTACTGGTTCAAAACTACTTGGCTTTGGTAACTTTGGCATCTTTATTCTCCTTTTTATAATCCTCTGCTATTGCTCTCATATCTGAATAGTCAAAGTCTTTAATTTTTTTAATAATATTAGCTAGATCAGCTTCTTCTCCTGCAAGATCTAACCCTTGAAACTGACTCTTTGTTATGTATTGTGTGCTTGGGCCTACTCTAATCCACCGCTTGCCTGATTTCTCATGGCACTCAAGATGTCCAACAACATCAACAAGTCCACAGATACGGAAACAACTAGCCTTTCCAACCATAGGAGCTGTCTTTGTTTGGGTAATGCCATCATTCTTTTGAATCTCATAAGGAAATTCCCAAGCATTAAATATAACATTGATACCTAACTCTTGAAGATCTCTCCATTCATGGATCCAAGAGAGCATTTTATAGGCAGCATCTCCGTGTTCTCTGATCTCTGGAAACTCCTTACCTCTGATTGTAGTGAAATGAATCTTAAGCTGATCTATCAACTCACTCACATTGTCAATAACAACATTCTTAACCTTTAATTCCTTAGTTCGAATGCTTTTATAGAGCTCTGTCATGGCTTTTTCTATGTTTACACCGTTCAAAACAGCTTCTCTTAGGTTAAACACTATGTGTTTTGTGCCTAAAAGTGGCCCTAAGCCAGCTTCCGTGTTTATGATGAGTGTTTCTCCTTCTGGAAGGGTTGTTGCGAGGGTTGTCTTACCTATTCCGGGATCGGCATAGATAATGATAGATATTCCCCTATCTATCTTGCTTGGAGATACTTTGATAAACTTTGGCATCAGGCCTCCTTCTTTGGTTCAACTTCTTCCATTGATTCAACTGGAGTAAACGAATGAGATCCTCCGTTTGCTTGATCTGACGGATCCTCTGGATCAACTGGAGGTAAATCAGGTAAAGGTTCAGGTTCTGGCGGAGTCGTTTTCTCAATTTCCTCAGCAATAGTAATGCGATACTTGAGGTTAAGAATATATCCAGCATCAGCTCCTTTGATCATAGTTCCATCAAGAATATTGATCAGGTTGTTTCTGTCACTTTGACTAAGCACTAAATTGAATCTAGGCTCTATTTGTTGCTCTTGTTTATTCATTTTACTCCCCTTTCAGTTTTTTACATAAGAATGACCACACTTCACCGATACCAATACCAACAAGCATAATAGCAACAAAAACTAGGTTTATGAAGAAATACCCTACTGTTATTGCTACTGCTAAAAAAATTCCAATCTTAATGAATTCCCACATCACATACTCCTTTCTAAATAGCCCTCAGACTGCTGAGGATGCCTCAGGTTGAACGATCTACCCATATACCTACTCACTTCCCTCTGAGATATTAAATGCAGCTACAACTTCATCATCAGGGGCTAGTCTTATTGCCCTAACTCCTTTACAACCTCTTGACATATCTCTTAATTGTTTAGAATCAAACTTAAGAATTACACCAGCCTTTGTTATTATTGTGATTATGTTTTTCATACAAACCTCCTTGATTACATTTTTGATTACATTTTTCCTGCTCTATACCATTTAATGTTTTCTTTGGTCAACTCAGAGATAGCTTTCGTTAACTCTTTAAGAGCTTCTAACACATCAATAACGTCTTGTTTACTTGCAGCTACGAACACTTCTTTTGCTACTTTCTTTTCTGGTACTACTTTTTCCTTTGTTTCTGGATCCATCGGTTCCTCCTTTGGTTATGTTTATTGGTTTCTTCTCAAAAAATACATCGATTGTTAGGTTATCTGGTTCTTTTTGGAAACATATTGGTAAATAACTACATGCAGAGTTAAAGTTCCAACACGAATCAGGGTTCCTGTACCAATCGCACTTCCTGCATCTTGTTCTGATCTCCCTTGTTACTCTCCTTAGATCTTCTTCAAACAGATCTAAAGTTTCTTGAGAACGATAAGACGGATGACGCTTGTAATAGAACTCTGGTCTTTCTTTATAAGATGCTGATATTCTTCTTCCAAAATCATCCTTACTCTCGCGCACATGCCTTCTAAGCATAGGCTTCTTAACAAAGTCATAGATAATTCCTTCCACAGGATAGCCAGCTTTACGTACAGCATAGGTGTAAAGGGAACATTGTGGTGAAGTCTCACAGCGCTTCTCAAATTGACCAAAAGACATTCCTGTTGTCTTGAGCTCTCTTATCCAGAACTTTCCATCAATCTTAACAAGTCCATCGATCTTCATAACGAGATCTACCCCTCTCATTCCAGGCATCTTAATCCTCAATTCAAGCTCAGGCTTGATATCTGAGAATCTAGACAAGTCTTTGGGATAGTTGAGCCACATAGCTAGAGCAGTGTACTTAACGAGAACTAAACCCTCTGCTGCCTCTGGTGGAGCTTTGGCTATCTCCTCATCAGAAGTCTTTATAATGAAATCAGTGACTTCATCAACAGAGAATTTATTGTAGTACATATCAAAAGCAGAGTGAACAATAGATCCTAGGGATAATGCGGTTGATCTTTTAAACGGAACAAGACCTCTAAGGTATCTCCAATAATATTTCTTTGGACATGAACGATAGATGCTTGTTGAGTTATTACTTATCTCAAGCATTTTTCCTCCTCTCTTTTAGATTGCCTTGCATTGACTATACAACGATATGGTTGTCCGGGGGGTTGTTGGTGTTGACCTGCGGGTGGGTTGTAGAAAGGACAAGTAACGACAGAGCCCACCTCGACAGGAATCTCATGTGCGCCCAATATCCATCTGGCATGAGACATAAAAAAATGACGGAGGAGTTCCGTCATAGTATTTAAAATTATAGAATTGTGATGGGCGCGAAGCATATTTAATTCCTCTTAGTTAATCGATGAATTTATTATACACAATTAAGAGGAAATGTCAATAGTTATTTGTTGTCATACTTGTAGTCATCAAGCATCTTCTCTGCTTCTTTTGAATTTAGCTTTTTCAATCTCTTTCCGGCTGCTCCACCATATAATTCGTTGTTGAAATAGTCTTCGTATTCTTTATTGTCAATGCGCTTTATGTTTAAAAAGAACATCTTGATATATTCTTCTGATATATTATACTTTCTAATCTCACCCTTATCAGGCCCTTTATTTGGTATGCGTGGTGGTAATATCTTTGAGGCATAGGGAATGACATTGGTGATCGGATCAACAAAGTTCCTGAACATACCATAATCTTGAGAGTATGTCTTACGCTTCTTAGGATCAACTTGTATTCTCATAAGGTTCATATACGCTCCAAAAGGTATGTATCCAGCTACTTGCTCACCAATCAATGACGCCATAGGCCTGTACTTCTCGTAATCACTTCTTAATCCAATCAGTAATGCCGGAAGCTTTAGTGCTGGTCCAAGACTCAACATATCTGAGAACAATGCAGTAATATCAGATCTACCCATAAGAATCTCTCTCATATACAGAACATCTCCAATGTATGGTTGATCGTAAGCTCTTACGAACAAAGATACCTCATCATCTCCATAGAATTTAATTCTTCCAGAAGTATCGAACTTCCAATCAATCCTTTTTAAGGAAAGGTCTTCAAGTTGTTTATCTCTAATTTCACCTGTATCATTAGCAACCTTAGTTGCAATAGCAAGAATAGTAGCACCGGCTAATGCTTTAGCTATGCGTGTTCTCATTTCAGACAATGATACCTTAGCTTTAAATCCTTTCTCCTCAAATCCAAAATTTTTACCACCAAAGCTCTGAGAATGGTTCTTCTTCCCTACACCAAACAAAGCCAACGGACTGTGTTCAATGTAAAACCTTGCTTTATGATAAGCATAGTTAGGGAATGGAACCATAGCCTTAGGAAGCATCTCTAAAAACTTTGGCTTGTTCCAATAGTCATAAGTGTATGAGTCAGCATTGTCAGAGATGGTCTGGAACATTTCTCTGAACATAGCCTCCATGTTCTCCTCTTTATACTGCTTATAAGGTGTGTTCTTTGAAATCTCACCACTCTTTTTCTTCCTTCTGAAATCTGTAATCATCTTTGTATTAAGGTCAGCTACAACAGAAGATCTCTTAAAGAAGAACTCAATAGCTCTAAAAGGCATCAAAGGATAATGGAAGATGGACTTCTTATTATATAAATCAGAAACAAACACGCCACCTAATAACTCATCAGGTATAGCTCTCTGAACAGCAGGACTTAATGCTTTTAATAAAGCAGACAAGTCTTGGCCAACTGCAGTAAACCCACCACCTAGCATACCTTCATAGAAATGAACCATAGGTTTCATCATGTATTGCTCAAACCCCGAGACAAAGTTTCTGTTTGCAGTAGAAGGCTTAATAAGATAGTTTGTTGTTACTATCCTGCTAAACCCATTATAAGTATCCTTAAGTATCTCCGCTCCTCTTTGTGTTGCTTTGTTACCAAACATTAAAGGAGCTTTGTCATTAATATCAAACTCTTTATCAAGAATAGATGGGTACTGATACATAGACATATTCTCAACATCGATCCCATTAGCAGAAAACAACTCAGCTTTTGCTTCTGTGATTGCAGCAATCCTAGGATGGTTGATATTGATCTTTGTATATCCGTGCTTAACCTCACCATCAATAGGTTCTAAAACAATAGATAATACGTTACCAATCATGTCATTGAGAAGGAATTCCTTAGTAAAGTCTTGTTGCTTGATAGTGTATGCCTTTTGAATATCAGTTTCTTCTAACCCTAACTCTGCTGATCTACCAGTCTTTCTATATCTACCACTTGCAGTATAGCTCTTAAATAGATTCTTAAGCTTAGACATAAATCGTTGCTCTGCAAGAACACCTGGTACATATGTGTAGGCATCAGGGTGCATAGACTTAATGTTAAACTGATTGTGCATAACTTGAGTAGCGAATGCAGGAAGATCCACACCAAGAATAGTGTGCTCTAGCTCCTCATTAAGAGCAAAGTATTGTGCTATAATATCCTTTGTTTTAGGATCCTTAGCAATAAGCTTTGAATATCTGCTCTGAGTATTGTAAACTCTGTATGTAGCATAGGTATTCTTTTTAACTTCTCTACCTATGATCCGGCCATCGCGTAGTTCTTCTCCAGGTTCATATGTAATATCTTTACCTTCACTCTTTGATACTGTGTAATCTCCAGCTGGTTGTAACGCACCAAACTCAACAATGCCATTCTCATCTACACCTTGGATACCTTTAAGCACAGCAAAGAGCTCTCTCTTGTCATTCTCACTTACCTTAAAGAAAATCTTCTTATTTCGTTTCTCTGTCAAAGAGTTAATAAGAGCAACTGCTCTCTCGTAATATCTAATCATTTCAAAAATTTGTCTTCCCTTAATTGCACCAATACCAACTTGCCACCGTTCTTCTTTTGTTCCTACCCAATATTTCATAGCATCTGTAAAGCCATTAAGCTTAGCAAGTATCGGTAGTTCAGGTTCTTCTGAAACAGCATCTGTTGGTGGTGCTTGATCAAATGTCTCTGCTGTCTGAACTGCCTTGCTGATCTTAGCATCTGTTATAGCTTGTTCCTCAGGTGTTATCACCGTACCATCAGGAGTTGTAAGGTTGTTCTTATTCAACTTTTTGCTTATGCTTACGCTCTCGATACCATCTGGATCCTCGATGCTTGAGAATGCTATTGGTCCTGTCTCCTCACCGCTAATCTCTGGTTCACTAAGCGCACTGCCAATGCCAGCTCTATTAGCTAGTGCTAACAGATCATCGTACAGTGCCTGTTGCTTCTCTGTCAAAGGCTTGTTAGCTTTAATATTCTTAATAACAGCATCAATACCAGCAGTAGAGTATCCTTTATTAGAGAGAGGATCAGGAAATCCTCCAGAGATAATAGAATAGTTTCTGTCCTCATCCATAATACCTTGAGATGGTTCAAAGTAAGAAACAAGTTCTGCTGCTTCTACTGCCTTCTGAACATCTAATGGATCATATAGGCTGCTCACAGCTTCTGTACCTGCAGGATTAAATAATTCTTGCGCTTTAGAAGGGTTGGCCTTGTTCCAGATGTCGGTAAGCTTAGGAATAAATATTTTTTCTCTCCACTCTGCTTTTGGTAAGGTAGATCCGCTCAAACTTATATCTTCTCCTTTATCAATCATTTCTTGCTTGAATACTTCTAGCTTTTCCCTATCTACATTCTTTATAAACTCCTCAGCAGTCTTAAACTTCTTGGCTTGGGCTTGGGCTTCGAGGTTCTCCCCACCCTGTGCCTCAACAACACCTGGAAATTGGTCTGGTAGGAACGAAAGGTCTTCTGTGCCAGCAGGCTGCACACCTTGTGCCGGAGTTTCTGTGCCTGCAAGACTTTCTGTAACTACCTCTATCCCATCTGGAGTAACTTCTGGTGCAACTGTTTCAGTACCAGCAACCTCTGGAGCTTTGTTAGTAACAACATCTTGCTTTATCTGAATATCATCTACGATAGCAGCAAGAGCTAACTTCACAGCACTCTCAACATTCTCACCAATAAGCAACTTACCAGAGAATACCTTAGCAAAGTTTGCTGATTGAGGAACAGTTATCTTTCCCTTAAGATGTTCAGGCATGTGCTTAAGGACTTGTTCTATGACTGGTGGCTTGATCGATCTATCTAAGCTACCCATTAATGACAATACTTTTTTAGCATGAACCTTTGAGTACTTTGGATTCCTTGCCATAATCTTATTAAGGTCAAGAGCCTTTCTCCATCCCTCAGTATGCTGTTTCTTGAAAGCCCTAGTCACTTGCTTAGCATTAATAGCTTCAACAGCAACAGCAACAACAGAGTTCAACCCAATATTAAGCAGATCTCCCGCATCAATAACTCCATCTTTCATTAACTCTTTAGCTGTTGTCCAAGCTCCTCTATATATTCCTTGACCAAGTAATCTAGGAACAGTCTTAGCCACTCCAGAAACAAGTCCAGAACCTGCACCAAACGCTGTTTCTCCTGCTACCTTACCAATCATTCCTGCTGATGGTTTCTCTCCACTAATCATACTCGCAATCTGGTCTATAGCTTCTTTACCACCCCATAAAGCACCTCTCTGTGCTGCTCTAGGGATAGCCTTAGCAAGAAATGGAAAAGCAGGAGTTGCTGTTGCTAGCTTAGATGTTAATGCCGGAGCAATTCCAGCAGTCATAGCACCAACGGCTGCATAGCCTGTAAGTTTACCTGCAATATTAGCAAATGGGTGAGCTTCTTCTAACCCAGGAGAGATAGAATCCTTTGGAGCAATAGGCAATACACCTTGAGCAAACGCACTCATACCTTGGAATGGTCGTTGGTTTCTCTTAAGAGCATATTGATTGTAAGCATCTTCTGATCTCTTTTGTTCTTCAGGAGTATATGGAGTAAATGGCTTCTTAGACTGACTTAATTGTGGTATATCCGATTGTACCTTATCAGGCAAGAAGGATGTGTCTTGTTTCTTATCTGGTAGAAATGATAAATCTTCTGCTTGATCTGGTAAAAAGGATAGGTCTGCCATTTATTTTACTTTCCCTTGTTTGATAACTGCTTTAATGTTAGCTTCTGTAACTGGAGCTCCATTATCTGTAAGCCATTTAGCTGCCTTTGTATCTATTGCTAGGTTCTTTTGTGGAATAACTTTAGAATTCTTTATTTTATTCTTTCCAGCAAAATCAAGAGCTGGATTGTTAAAGACATTGTTAAGGATTCCTCTACTTGGAGTCTTTATTCCACCTTCATCTGCTGCTGGATCAGAAGGTCGAATAGATTTCCCTAGCTGAGCGTTAAGTTCTCGTTCCCTTAAAGCTTGCCACTTTGCCATATCTTCTGATGTTCCACTAGCCATAAGCTTTGTTGCTTCAGGGCTGTTAAAAAGAAGCTTCTTGTTAACATCTCCCAAGACCTTATCATACTTAGCTTTATCAGTAGCTGCTTGAACATTAGGAGTCGTTTCTAAAAGACCACCCTTCATGCCTGCAAGTGTTCCAGTTATCTGAGCTTTCTTCTTAGTCCAATCAACTTCCTTAGGACGTTCCTTCAATCCCAGCTCCTTATACCAAGTAGGAGTATTAGGACCCTCAGCAATAATACCTTTTTGTGCTAGAGTGCTAAGAAGATTAGCAACATATTTACTCTGTTGCTCTTGCTGATCTACTTCTTGTTCCTTCTTCCTAATATTCTCATTAGCCATATTGTTTGCAAAGCCTGCAAAACCTTGCATTGCTCCACCTAATATATTCTGCTGAGGAGCTTTTATTGGTTGTCTCACTGATTTAATTTGTACCATCTCACTCCTCCTTAATATCCCATTTTACTTGCTAAATCATTATTTGATCCTAGTGAACCTGTTAATTGATACTGACTCTGAGGAATAACTGTATTCTGCATTGGTGTCTTCTGCTTATCAAACCACCCTGTATTCTGCATAGCATTAACCCAATCAACATTCTGTAACCCTGTATTCATACCTGGCTGAGCTGGTGTGCTCATATCAACAGTCCGCCCTGTATATGGTATCTCATTGCTACGAGGCATACCTTGCATAATGTTTGCAGAAGTTTTCTCATTACTCATTAGACCTGTCATCTTAAGACTATCAATGTAGTTCATAATCTGAGCATCTCTACCAGCATAATCTTGCATAGCTCTGCTTCCTTGAGCCATCATAGCCTTCGGACCAACACCACCCATAGATCCCATAGACATAGTGTTGTCCATAATAGAGCCACCTCTACGACCTTCTTGACCAAACATAGCTTCTTTACTCTGTTGTAACTGATACCTCTTAATCTTATTCAACATAATCTCTTGCCCAGGTGACAACCTACCCTGTTGAGCATTAAGAGCCATGTTCTGCCCCATCTGAGAGGTTAACTGCTGATTCTGTGCATCCCAAGGTGCTGGAGTCAACATAGGCATATCATAGCCCATAGACCCATCTTCCCCTTTACTCATCGCGCTACTTGCTGCTCCTGCTCCCACAGAAACAACAGCTCCTGCTATTGCTCCCCAAGACATAATGTGTCCTCCAATTCTGAATAGTCTTTAGCTATTACCTGTTTCTCTATTTTTTTTAAATCTGTTTCTTGTGTAACGTGGACCGTTGTCCAGATCACTTCTGTATAAGTTCTAAGCACTCTTTTAGTTCCGGCCTTAGTCACTCCTTGATACGGAGCTTTAATCCTTTGCATTCCATTCTCAGTCATTACATCAACCTCGCCACTCATAACGAAATAAGGGTGTGTAACCTTGTGGATCTTACTTGTCATAATAATGTCGGCCGGTATCTTTATCGTTCTCACATATGCACCATCAACAAACACATGATCTAAAGGAAAACAATCCTCACTCATAGCACCTTCTACCTTACTAAGTTGCTTCTCAAAATCCATAACAGCTCCTCGAAATTGCTCTTTATGTAAGCGTGATATATCCAAGGTTCTTTTTTGCTGTAATGACGTAGATTCTTTTTGTTCCATCGTCAACTCCTGCGACTGCTGCACTGTCATAGATAACCACCTGCCCTTCCGAAACTGTACTAGCTGTTGGTAAAATTGATGTATGTTTAACCGATAAAGCTTGAGTCCTTATGCCATCTATTATGCTATTCAATACTGGCAACTGTGTGTTTTCCATACTTGTCATGTTTGCATTTTTGTCTATCATTAGATAATTATCCCGTACGGAGAGAAAATACCCTTAATCTCCGATATTCTAAACTCATTTAAGTCGTTCTTTGATATTGTAAAATCAATCTCTTTACCCATAGCATCATCTTGGAAATAACTATCCCAATACTTAGGGTAAGTATCTAAAGGAACTACAAATTCATCATTCGAATTCTCTGTTTCCCAAGACACAGTAAACGATCCTGTTTCTCCGGCATGCTTTGTTATGATCTTCTTAAATACTTTATCAAGGGAAGGCTCGTCAAAGTTTCTAAGTCCTATCCCATATTCAAAGTTAACGGAAGTCTCCGCGACTGTTACACCTGCATGATACTCATATTTTACCACATAGCCATCAGTAAAGTAAACTTTTGGTATTGTTGAGGTAGTATCTGTTGCCGTAAAGGTCAACTTGTACTGAAACCAAACATTAGCTGTTGAAGTTATCGTGCTTCCGTTAGAGTCCGTTACTCCTACACTCCAAGAGGCAGATTCACAAGCAGTCTGAGTAGCTCCTGATCTTGTATAAAACACAACATCATCAGATCCAGAGATTGATTCATTCCAATATAGCTTCAAAAGTGTATCAGCATTGATGTTCTGAGAAAGAGATGTCCAAGTTCCAGTCGTATAAGAAGATGATTCTATCGCATCATTGTAAGATTTCATCTTTCCTAATATCTTCTTTACTAACCTAAAAGTAACAGAAGGAGGAGTTTCAAGATCTGAATTAGCACTTGCTATCACAGCCTCATGAGTATGAGGATCAGCATAGCCACCAGCGTGGTAACCTCCATTACCCCAAGAAGAACTACCCGTGCTTGTTGTAAACGTTCCACCTGTGTGAGTATGTGACTCATTAGCTTCATCTCCTGTGGCTGGTTCATCTCCACCTATCTTTAAGTACCTATCATCATAAGTTGAAACTTCTTCCCACCCACTACGATTAACAACGGGTTCATAAGTAATAACCCTTGCCGTAGCACTTCCAGAAGAAGTAACATTTTCAGCAGAAGAAAGAGTAAGCTCAAGAACAGGAGCAGAGACATCCATATCTGTTCCATCTCCAGAAGTAGATACATAATTAGGAGCATATAAAGCATAGCAATATTTCTCTACGCCATCCCAAGTGCTAGTCTCTCCAACTTTCTTAATAAAAGTAAGAGCAACATAATCAACTTCCCAAGTGTCATTTGTTTCTGTACTCAATGCACCTGTGATTGTATGAGTATGGCCATAACGTGGACCATTAGTACCACTATCAGATTCAGCAAGATTACCTGCTGCTGTTCCAGTAGGAATGCTAAAAGAATGACTATGTGACGAACTATCGCCAACACCTAAATCTGCAGTATCTTGAGATATATAATATCCAACGGAAGATAAAACTTGATATCCTGTTGGTGCAGTAGCTTGATCCCACATAACAATAGCTCCATCAGGAAACTCTGTGTCCGTATTGCTTGAAGATTTAAACATCCTATATTTAATATTTCTAGGCAAAGGAGAAGATCCGTTACTTGTAGATGCTACCTCATGAGTATGAGCAGAAACACAATTAGCATTACCGTCACCATAATTAACATTAGATCCATACCACATAGGAATAGAGCTTGTTAGAACGTGAGTATGATCAGTTCCATCGCTAGAATCCCAAGCACCCATACCTAGTTTAATAATCTTATCTTCAAGGCCCGTGATCTCTGTCCATCCTGTTCCGGGAACTTGCGTGTCATTATCCCAAAAGATAACAATTCCATCAGGGATAGCATCTGGCGTTACAGAATCTCCTATTTCAAGATAAGGAGCATTTTCGGTACCACCAACAAACACATCAGAAGCTGTTCCGGCATTACACTCAACCTTTGTTCTTAATCGATAGGTGCTGTTCGTATCTCTCTCTTTTAAAACATATCCTTTAACAGAATCTCCGAAGTATAAATCTCCAACCTCATCATCTCCCGATCTAGCACCAAAGCAATTAGGACCAGTGATTGTTGTACTTGTCCACAAGTCATAGGCTAAGGCTGTTCTCTTAAGATTGTAAACCATAAGCCTATTATGTCTCTGAGCAGCAGACTCTTTATCTGTATACGCAGCATAAAAATTCTCATTATGTAAATATCCTACTGTATCGCTATATTTTGCTTCAAGAATATCTCCTGTGTCAAACTCATCAAACAAAGGTTGTGCACTAGCACCATCGAACACATACCAATGATCCCAACCTAAGAACACAACCCCATTAGGTGTCTGTGTGATAGACCATTGAGCCGGAGAACCCAACCAAGCGATTGGATCATCTGCATACCAAGTCTCAGGATCAGAACCAGATACGGCCGAAGTAACATGAACCTTTCGTATGGAGTTCTTTTTAATACAAATCATAACCTCAAGCTGAATTGGGATCCCCATGATCTCATCACCATCATCAGGACTTATCTCCATATAATCTAAATTAGTTGTCTGCTGGATATAATGAGGTAAGTAAACATTCGAATAATATATCTTGCTTGGACTGCTAGGATCTCCTGCAATAAACAATCTTTCTCTATGCAACTTTAAAATAGATCCTTTAGGCATATCATCTGTAACTGCTGGATAAGCAGTTGTTAAAGAAGCATCTGCTACGGTATCTGAATAAGTTGTAGTGGTATTGTCTGCTAGAGTAGCTACAAGCTTTAAAGATGAACCATCTCCCTCAGTTCGATAGATCTTCCTATTAGTTGTGCCTGTAGGCCCTAGAGGTATCTCTGTGAGCTCTATCGTCTTCTTAGAGGCATCAGTAGTCACCGTATTGCTAAAAGCCCCATTAACGACAGCATCAGCATCTAAAGTGATAGAATAGTAATAATCCTTGCTTGCTTCAAGACTTCCTCCTGCAGCCCCCAAGACGGCCTTACAGCCACCCAGTTCCCACGTTACATTATTTGTAGTGTCACCATCCCAAGTCCATGGATTGTCATACCCATTAGAGCAAATTAAAAGGTCTTGATATGTTGCGAATGAACATCTCTTTCCATCTGTTAAGCCTGTTCTTATTGCAGTAGCTGTTCCGGAGTCACTAATTGAATACGCAGTTGTTCCACATACAGTAACCCAAGTGGCCAAACCAGTTGAGGCGTAATATCTGTAAAGACCAACAACAGGATCAGTACCCATAGAAACATCATTAAGATGAGACAAAGGTTCGCGTTTATCTAACGATCCCGGTTCTTCTTCAAAGCGACAGTTCTGTGCCTTTTCAACCCATTTAGTCTTAAGATCAAGATCCTCAACTTTGCTATTTTGACCAGGCATCGTTTTTATGTACCAGTTCTTTACCTGTGATGTTAAAGTCATTTTATTAGAAACTCCTTCTGACAGTGAGGACAGCACACTTTAGCCTTATGAAAACCAGTAACCATAATCTCAAGATTCTCTATCCTATTGTCATTTTTTATAGCATTCTTATGATGAATTTCTTCACTTCTTAAAAGCTTTCTCCCTAAATGCTCTTCCATGATATGTCTATGTTCTCTGACATATCTTTCTTTAGGTCCTCTCCAGATATTAACATAGCCATGTTGCTCATATCTCCCGCCTCTCCATCGTGCTTTGCCTAAATTCTTACGATGTTCTTCAGACCTAGGTGGTCTTTTCTTGCCAATTAAAGAACGGCTTATGTTTTTCTTGTGTTCTTCTGTCAAAGGTTTTCCCATTATATATTCCTATCATATAATTCCTTATATATTATAAATTGACTTCATGACAATATCGTCGTCTTCTCTTTCAACTCGACGTTCTGTCTGATACTCTTTAAGTTTCATTTTATACTTATTCCACATATCATTTGCTCGATCACCCCATCCTCTATCTTCAAGGCCGGAAGCCACCGCAAAGTCTACTATTGACAAATGTATTCCCTCAGGAAGCGTTGGAGATGCACCATCAGAAGATAAGTCTGTATGTTTCTTTGAATAATAAACCTTTAATAATGCACCATCGTTATCATCATTTGGAGGAGGATAAATACCTAGATTATCTTCTTCTCTATCCCAATAATAATGTGTCGGTTGACTTGTTTTTGAATCATAATTATACGTAATAACTCCTGTGCCTGTATCTGTGTAAGTTCTCCCTACTAAGCTCTGCCAAGCTTCATCAAGAACATCTAATTCTTCTCTTGAAGAAGGAGTAAGCCTGCAATAATCTTCTCCTAGTCTCTGATAGTACACCTCGTTAACGGCATAAAAATCTGAGAAAGCATCAGATAAAATAAATTCTGCAGAGGCAGCAGCTATAATATTAGCTTCACAACTTGACACAGCAATAGTACCATTCGATCTTAAGCACTTAACTCTCCAAGCAACATCACTACACGCTAAGTTGATGTATGTATTCAATTCTGCGTCTGTCCAGAAGGCAGAGGTGGTTTCCCCTAACCTCTTTCTGACGATAGTTCTTATTTCTAACCTAGTCATCTTATCCTCCCGCTTCTATTTCTGTATATTTAAGACCCCAACCTATATGAGCTCTTTTCTTTGATTCTAAATCTCTTTGAGTATGACAAATAAATCCACACTTGCCACACCTAACATATTTATTATCTTTTAAAGCAGTCCTGTCCTCATTACGTCCATAATTAATAGCTCTAGATCTAACTGGCTCGCTCCTCTTTGATTGATATAAATATGTTCCACACATAGGGCAACCACCAGTAACAATAGGATCATCTATGTATCT